GGTCGTTCGTGCGCGCGTTTTTTATCTAGGCACGACGGCCAACATTTCTAAACGGCTTAGCAGGCACTATGGCCTCAAGCTTTTAAGTGTTTTAGTCTTATTTTACTTAAGTTAAAAGCCGCTAAAGCGGAATGCTGATCAGTAAAAGCGAAGCAGCAACAGTGTTAGGGGTTAGTCCAGCTGCTATCACTCACGCGATCAAGAAAGGGCGCGTTGTTCCAGTAGAGCGTGACGGAAAGCAATGGATTGACGGCGAGACGCTGAGAGAACAGTGGGGCAATGCGCGAAGTCGGATGCGCAATGTGAACTCACGGGTTCCAAGGCCTGGGGGTGTTGGGGATGTAGGAAAAGTCTCTAGAGCTGCGGAAGATCTGCCGGATTACAACGAAAGCCGCGCACGGACTGAGTGGCTGAAGGCTGAGCTAATGGAGCTTGAGAGAGCAGAGAAGGAAGGCGAGCTGGTGCGTGCTGATGAGGTGTCGAAGGCGTGGGGTGACTTAGTTGCGATAACGCGGACCAAGATGATGGCGGTTCCGTCGAAGGCTAAACAGCGCATACCGGAGATCCCGGCGGATGCGTTCGTGGCGCTTGAACAAATTGTGCGTGAAGCTTTGGAGGATCTGGCTAATGGCTGACATTGCTGAGCTGATGCGTGGAGCTTTAGAGGCGTTCCGTCCGCCGGAGAAGCTGACGCTTAGTGAGTGGGCTGATCGTTATGCGTTCTTGTCTGCTGAATCGAGCGCGGAAGCTGGCCGATGGCACACGCTGCCGTATCAGAAAGGAATGATGGACGCAGTGACTGATCCGGCTGTGGAGCAGATCACGGTGATGAAGTCAGCGCGTGTGGGTTACACCAAGATGGTCAACCACGCGATTGGTTATCACGTCCATCAGGACGCTTGCCCAATCATGGTTGTGCAGCCGACTGTGGAGGACGCGCAGGGTTACTCGAAAGAAGAGATCGCCCCGATGTTGAGGGACACGCCTTGTCTAGCTGGCTTGGTGAGTGAGTCGAAAGCAAAGGACGGGAACAACACGATTCTGCAGAAAAATTTCCCCGGCGGCACGTTGTCGCTGGTGGGGGCGAACTCACCGCGTGGCTTCAGGCGTGTGAGTAGGCGTGTTGTTTTGTTTGATGAGGTTGACGGTTATCCGGCATCAGCAGGATCTGAGGGTGATCAAATCAAGCTGGGCATTAAGCGGACTGAGTATTACTGGAACCGCAAGATCATTGCCGGCAGCACACCAACGGTCAAGGACTTCAGCCGCATCGAGCGGATGTTTGAGGAGTCAGATCAGCGCCGTTACTACTGCCCTTGTCCAGATTGTGGCCACATGCAATATCTGAAGTGGGCAAATATCCGGTGGACTGACAACGATCCTGAGACTGCGGCTTATGCGTGCGAGAGCTGCGGCACGTTGATCCCCCACAGCAAAAAACGGTGGATGGTTGAGCGCGGTGAGTGGCGCGCTACTGCGCCGGGCAACGGCAAGCACGCAGGGTTCCACATCTGGGCGGCGTACAGCTACAGCCCGAACGCGCGCTGGGCTGATCTAGTCGCTGAGTTTTTAGAGGCCAAGTCAAACCCTGAGCAGCTGCGAGTGTGGATCAACACGACGCTCGGTCAAACGTGGTCAGACGATTACAGCAGCGCGATGAGTGCTGAGGTTTTACTTGAGCGCTGTGAGGATTATCAGGAGGGAATTTTGCCGGCTGGGGTGCTGGCGGTCACGATCGGCGTTGACGTGCAGGGTGGTGGCGGAACGCTTGGGGAAAGATTGGCAATCAGCGTGTGGGGCTGGGGTCGGAAGGAAGAAGGCTGGCTGATTCAGTACGTCGAGATTGCAGGAGACCCGACGCGGTCTGAGGTTTGGAAGCGGCTCGATGAGTTTGTGATGCGCCGTTGGCCGCATGAGCTAGGCGGCAGCTTGAAGGCTGACTTCACTGCTGTTGACTCAGGTGGTTTAGCTACCTCCGAGGTTTATCAGTACGCCAGGGAGCGAAAGGCGCATGGTGTCATTGCGATCAAAGGTCAGAGTCAGCGGGACAAGCCGCCTATCGGCAAGGCGACAAGGGTGGACATAAATGCAAAAGGCAAGACGTTAAAGAAAGGGGCGAGCTTGTTCCCTGTTGGCGTTCACAACATTAAAAACACAATGGCGGGCCGGCTGAAATACACAGAGCCAGGGGAAGGTTATTTGCATTTCCACGCGACAACTGGAGAGGAGTTTTTCAAGATGCTTACGGCTGAGGCGCAGAAGATTAAATTTGTCAACGGATTCCCGCAGCGGATCTGGGTAAAGAAAGGCGGTGCTCGGAATGAATCATGGGATGGCTTGATTTATTGCTACGCCTGTTTGCAGTTGCTTTACCGCAAATACGATCGACGAACGATTTGGGATCAGTTGGAAAAGCGCCTTGAACAGCCGCTAAGATCGAAGGAAGTAAAGGCGAAGCCGGCTGCCTCGTCGTCGTTCGTAAGCAACTGGTGAAGCCGTGACGCAACTACCGGACAAAATCAGGGCAGGCGACACGATCAAATGGCGTCACGATGCCAGCAGAGACAACCTCGGCAACTCGATCACTAGCAGTGATTACACGCTGAAGTATTACTTCCGCACAAATACAAACAACGAAGGGCACACAGCCACAGGCACAGCCTTTGGCACGGGCTGGGAGTTCACCATTAGCGCATCTGATTCTGATGGGTTTGATGCTGGTGACTGGTTTTTCCAAGCGGTTGCAACTAAAAACAGCGAGTCAGTAACCCTGACCACTGGCCGGCTCGAAGTGCTGGCTGGTTTGGATTACACCGGAACGCCAGCTGCACTCGATGACCGCACACAGGCAGAAAAAGATCTAGCCGCTGTTCAAAAGGCAATCAGAGATATTGCTAACGGCAACACCGTCAAGAGTTACAGCGTTGCAGGTCGCAGTCTGACTCGATATGAAATGTCAGATTTGATTGCTTTAGAAAGTAAGCTCAAGTTCGAGGTGCAGCGTGAGCGCCGCGCCGCGCTGATTGCTAATGGCAAAGGCGATCCATTTAACCTCTTTGTTCGTTTCTGATGAGCCTCGCAACTCGACTCTTTCGGGCTCTTGGTTATGAGCCACGACGTCCGAGGCGGCGTCAGTATGAAGGCGCGACGATGAGTCGGCTGACGTCTAGCTGGGTGACTAGCGGGACAAGTGCCGATGCCGAGGTGCATGGCAGCCTTGCCAGGCTGCGCAACCGCGCACGTCAACTTGTGCGGGACTCTGACTATGCACGGCAGGCTAAGCGCGCCGTTATGAACAACGTCATCGGGACCGGGATCAAGCTGCAGGCGCAGGTCATGATGCAGCGCGGTGGTCGGCTTGACGAAGAGCTAAACAAGCGCATTGAAAAGGCTTGGAAATATTGGGGATATAAGAGCTATTGCGACGTTGCAGGTCGTCTGTGCTTTGCCGACATTGAGCGCATGATCGTTGGCGCTATGTGTGAGTCTGGCGAGGTATTCGTCAGAATTATTCGGCGCTCTTTTGGAGGCAGCAAGATTCCCTTTGCGCTGCAAATTTTTGAGAGCGATCAATTAGATGAGACCTACACAGGCAAAGCCAGCGTTGATGGCAATGAATGGCGCATGGGCGTTGAGGTCGACAAGTTTGGCCGCGCTGTGCGCTATGCGTTTTTGCAGAAGCATCCTGGGGATGCCCCGTTTAGCGGCACTGCAGCAAAGCGACACCTGATGTTGTCAGCTGACGAGGTGCTGCATCTATATGTTCAGGAACGGCCTGGTCAGACTCGTGGCGTGACTTGGTTTGCATCAGCAATCAAACGGCTGCATCACTTGGCTGGATATGAGGAAGCTGAGGTCATTCGCGCTCGCGCATCGTCCAGCCTGATGGGCTTCATCACCACAACTGAGGGTGAGCTTGGCACTGCCGAGGAGGTCTATGACGGCGACCGCGTTGATTCGTTTGCCCCTGGCGTCTTTAAGTATTTGCAGCCCGGTGAGTCTGTAACTGTGCCCCAGCTGGACGCACCTGACGGGCAGTTTGAGCCGTTCACGCGCGGGATGCTCCGTGCTGTCGCTGCTGGCATTGGCACGAGTTACGAGAGCGTGAGCCGTGACTACAGCCAATCGAACTACAGCAGCAGCCGCCTGGCGATGCTGGAAGACCGCGACAACTGGCGATCAATTCAACGTTTTTTGATTGAAAACTTCCATCAGCCAGTGTTCAATATGTGGCTTGAGATGGCGGTGATGGGCGGTGCTCTTGATCTGCCTGCTTATGAGGCAAACCCTGACCGCTTCCGGATGGTCAAATGGTGTCCGCGAGCTTATGGCTACGTAGATCCGCAGAAAGAGGTTGCCGCTTACAAGGCAGCAGTGCGGTGCGGATTCAAAACGCTGGCTGATGTTGTCGCTGAGCAGGGCGGCGACCTAGATGATCTCCTCAAGCAACGTCAGGCAGAGCTTGCGATGCTCGATGAGATGAACATTGTTCTTGATACTGATCCCAGCGAGGTCAATGGTGGTGGCGGTGTTCAGCCTGGCTTAGGCATGGGCGCTATTCCAGCTTTTGACGACACTGAGCGACCGGGAGAGCAAGAGCAGCAAGAGCCTGAGGTTGAGGAGATTCCTGTGGAACAGGTTGAGCCTGTAGCTGAGCAGGAGGTGCCAGAAGATGGCGACGATTGAAGGGGTTGAGATCGATTTGATGCCCACAAAGGGCATGAAGGAAGAAGCGCAGCGTTATCGCGACTGGAAAGCTGATGGCGAGGCGGGCGGCACTGAAGTTGCAGCCCGCAGGGCCACGCAGATTTTGAGCGGTGATGAGTTAAGCGCCGACACTGTGATTGCCATGAACGCTTGGTTCGCTCGCCACGAAGTGGACAAACAAGGTGAAGGTTTTAGCCAAGGGGAGGACGGCTATCCTTCGCCCGGCAGAGTTGCATGGGCAGCATGGGGTGGTGACGCTGGAATGAGGTGGAGTGCCGGCAAAGCAGATAGAATCAAGGCAATTCGTGATAGGAGCATGGACACGAATCGGGCTGAACCTGGCGAATTATCTGTTGGCGATTTTGTTCAATGGAATTCATCAGGCGGCCAAGCAAAAGGCAAGATTGACCGCATTGAGCGTGATGGCTCAATCAACGTCCCGGATTCAGAATTCACCATCAACGGTGACGAGGACGACCCCGCTGCCTTGATCACTGTTTACCGCGAAGGCGACGAAGGCTGGGAGGAGACTGATGTGCAGGTTGGCCATCGGTTCTCAGCGTTGACCAAGATTCCGGCATTGCGCTGGCTTGAGGGCAAGACCTACAAGCGCAGCGAGACCACGACCTTTGATGAGGTTGAGGATCGGACTTATCAGTTTCCGTTTTCCTCTGAGTTTCCGGTTGAGCGCTATTTCGGCAGCGAAATTCTTAGTCACGACGAAGGCGCAGCTGATCTCGACCGTCTGAATGACAGCGCACCGCTGTTGTTCAATCACGACCCTGATCGTGTGATTGGGGTTGTTGAGCGTGCCTACATCGACAAGAAAAAACGTCGCGGATACACGCAAGTGCGGTTCAGCCGCAATGAATTCGCTCAGGAAGTTCTGAGCGATGTGAAAGATGGCATCCTTAGAAATGTCTCTTTCGGCTACTCCATTGACAAAATGGAGGAGCGAGAAGGTGGCGACTTTGTTGCCACATCTTGGAGACCCTATGAGGTTTCGGTTGTTTCGATCCCCGCTGATCCGGGGGTCGGGATCGGCCGTTCCTTAGTGGACTCCGAACCTGCAAAAGCTGCTCCGGCAGCACCTACCCAAACTGTTCCTGAAATGGAAAACACTGCACCTGATCTGCAGCAGGTGCGGGCCGAAGCCGCTGAGGCTGAGCGTTCCCGCATCGCTGGTATTTCTGCCCTTTGCTCTAAGCACAACTTTGAAGACTTGGGCCGCCAGCTCATCGAGTCTGGCCGTTCCATCGATGAAGCCCGCGCTGCCGTACTGGAAAAGCTCGGCGCTAAGCCTGTTGAAACTGTCAAGCCTGTTGAGCTTGAGCAGCGTGATCACAGCAACTACCAGATTGCTGACGGTCTCCGTGCAATGCTGACCGGCGACTGGTCTTCACGCGGTGCCGGACTGGTTCGCGAACTAAGCCAGGAAGTCATGCGCAGTTCTGGCGTTTCTGCCAGCTCTGAGCGTTCTTTCTACGTTCCGTTCAGCGCACTGACTCGCGCCACCTATGTCACCAGCGGTGCCACCACTGGCGGCAATTTGGTGCAAACCGATCTCCTGGCTGACGACTTCATCGAGGCTCTGCGTAATGCATCCCCGGTGATGGGCCTGGGCGTGCGCAGCATGACTGGCTTGGTCGGTGATGTAGCAATTCCTCGCCGCTCTGGTGTTGCTTCCACCTACTACCTGAGCAGTGAGACAACTGCTATCACGCAGTCTGAGTCCACTTTCGATCAGGTGACGATGTCACCTAAGAATCTGGCAGCACTGTCTAAGTACAGCCGCCAAACTCTGATCCAGGCCACTCCTGGTATTGAGAGTCTGGTGCGTACTGACCTGACCGATGGCATCCTTGCTTCTTTGGATTCCGCGATTATTAACGGCTCAGGTTCCTCCGGTCAGCCCACTGGCATCCGGAACGTGTCGGGCATCGGCTCCGTCGCTATGGGCACTAACGGTGCTGCTTTGACGATGGAAAAGGTCGTTGACCTTGAAACTGAGATCTTGCAGGACAACGCATTGGTGGGTAACGCCATGGCGTATGTGACCAACGCCAAGGTGGTTGCTGGCTTGAAGAAACTGCGCGCTGGCGGTTCTTCTTCCACTGACGGTTCTTTCCTGTTCAACTCTGACCTGCAGGCCATCGGTCGCGGACCTACTCCGCTGACGCTTAACGGCTACCCCATCGCCACCACTAACGCCATTCCTTCAAACCTGACTAAGGGTTCCGGATCGAATCTCTCTGCTCTGGTTGCTGGTGACTTCAGCCAGGCAATGGTTGGCTTCTACGGCAACGGTCTTGAGATCGTTGTTGGTGAAGACAGCGATGACTTCGCCAAGGCTCTCAGCTCTGTTCGCGGCATCATTTCATTTGATGTTGCTGTCAGGCACGCTCAGTCCTTCGCGAGCATTGAAGACATCGTTGCTTGATTCTGAGGAGGGGGCCGGCAACGGCCCCTTTTTTTTCTTATGAAAATCACCTGCACGAGAGGCGTCATGGCATCTGGCAAAGCCCTTGAGGCTGGCCAGACTTATGACGTGTCTGACAAAGACGGCGCTTTGCTGATCACAATGGGCAAAGCTGTCGAAGCAAAGGCCGTGGAGGCCAAGCCAAAACGCACCCGCAAACCTAAGGCTGATGGCGCTAGCTGAATTTTTAAGCAACGACCTAGACGTTTTTTTCGACGATCCTTTCGGCGTGTCTGCAACAGCAGGTGCAACGACGGGAAAGGTTTTGTTTGATCAGCCTGATCAAGTCTTAGCCGGTGGCATGGTCCTCTCTACGGATTATCAGGTCACGGCTAAGGCTTCTGAATTTGGATCACTGACAGCAGATGATGCAATTACTGTTGATTCAGTCAATTACACGGTGAGAGAGACGCGCTTACTAGGGGACGGGCTGCTCTGTGAAATTACGCTCCAGAAGACATGACGACTAAGCGCGAATCAATTCTGGCTGATATTGCCTCAAGTCTTGCAGGCACAGTTCAAGTCAGTACGCGCATATATCGCAGCCGTGTTGTGCCGCTGAGTCGCGGTGAGTCGCCAGCGATTGTGATCGAACCCACCAGTGATACGCCTGAATACAGCCTGAGGTTAGACCGTCTCGATTGGAGCCTAGGTGTTCGTATCTCGATCATTGTGCGTTCATCTGTTCCTGACCAAGCGGCTGATCCGATTGTTGAGGACGTTCACAGCAAGATGATGAATGACCTGACCGCAGGCGGTTACGCAATCGATGTTGAGCCAGGATCAACGAGTTTTGAGCAGATTGATGCTGATCAACCTGCTGGCGTTATTGGCATGGATTTTGTTGTGAAATACCGGACTCTGTTAACAGATCTCAGCTCTGGTTGACCTTGCTAAGATCGACCTAGGACACCCTGCTGGCTAGTCATGCCACTGCTATCGCGTAAGAAGCTGCTGCTAGCCAAGCTCGAGTCAACTTATGGAACTGACCCGACGCCAACTGTTGGTAATGATGCTATTGAGGTCCGCAATGTTGAGGTGACACCTCTTGAGGTCGAAACAGTCAATCGCGAACTGATTCGGCCGTTCTTGGGTCATCCTGATCAGTTATTGGCACAGCAACGAGTGCTGATCAACTTTGAGGTTGAGTTAGCCGGCTCCGGCTCTGCTGGCACTGCGCCGGCTTATGGGCCTTTACTCCAAGCTTGCCGCTGTACGGAAACTGTCGTTAGTTCGACAAGCGTCACTTATGCGCCAAACAGCGACGCTACGCCAAAGTCTGCGACCGTTTATTTCAACAATGACGGTGTTTTGCATAAAGCGACGGGCTGTCGCGGAACCTTTACCCTGAACGCAGAGGTTGGAGCTATCCCGTTCATCTCTTTTGAAATGACTGGTGTGTTCGTTGCGCCGACTGACGTTGCAATCAGTGCGCCGACCTATGCAGATCAAGCGGATCCGCTTGTTTTTAAGAATGGCAACTCTTCAAGCTTCCAAGTGTTCAGCTATAGCGGCGCTTTACAGTCTTTGAGCTTTGAGCTGTCTAATGAGGTGATCTATCGCGAGCTTGTTGGAGGGTCAAAGAGCATTGATGTTGTCGATCGCGCTCCATCTGGCGACTGTGTGATTGAGGCGACAACCATCGCACAGAAGGATTTCTTCACTGCAGCCACAAGTAGCAGCACAGGAAACCTTACATTCCAGCATGGGACCACTGCTGGCAACATTGCCACATTTACCGCTTCACAAATTGACCTTGGCGGTCCTACTTATACCGATCAAGACGGCATTCAGATGCTAAATTTGCCATACATTGCCACGCCTACATCGGCGGGCAATAATGAATTCAGTTTGGTCTACACCTGATGGCGCTTGTCCTCAAGGACTCTGATTCGTACAGCTGGCCGATTACTTATCGGCAGCCTGTCTCTGGAGGTCGAAGGGAAAAGCAAGAGTTCGAGGCAGAGTTTAAGCGCTTGCCTCAATCTCGCATTACTGAGATTCAAGAGCTAGCTCAGCAGCGCATTGATGGCGTTGAGGTTGAGATCTCTGACGTCAGTATCGCTGATGAAATTGTTGTCGGATGGGAAGGAATCGTAGACGGTGAAGGTGAGCCTATCCCTTTTACGCGCCGCACAAAAGAGCAGTTGCTTGATCTGCCAATGATGGCAGGCACGTTAATCGAGGCTTATTTCAATTCTCTCGTGGAGGAAAAGCGGGGAAACTGATCGGCGCCGCTAAGTATTGGGCTAGCGGCGTTGAAATTGATGACACAGAAGAAGACGCAAAGGTGTTCGGCCTTGAGATGCCAGATAAAAAGCGCGTAAGTGACTTCGAGGTTGTGCCTTCTGCATGGCCTGCTGTGTTGTTGTTTTTGACGTTGCAGACCCAGTGGCGTGTTGGTTCTGCTGGGATTGTGGGGTTGGACTACAACGCTGTGCGCTGGGTGTTTGAGTTGTACGAGGTCGCTGAGCCGCGAAAAATGCTCGATGATTTGCAGATCATCGAAGCTACAGTGGTTGAGACACTAAATGAGCGCGAGAAATAGCCATGGCTATGGACATGACCACCGCGCTGACTATCAAGGCAAATGTTGTTGGTCAGAGTCAGATTGGCGGATTAGAGACAGGGCTCAAGAAGGTCACGGGTCAGACCAATAAGGCAACGACGGCAATGGGCCGATTGCGTGGTGCTGCTTCTGGCGCGCTAGGTGCTATGCGCAGTTTTTTGCCTGTTCTTGGCGTTGCAGGGATTGCAGCATTCGCGACGCGCAATTTGAACGCGGCTGACTCAATGTCTAAGTTGTCGCAGAGGACTGGCATTGCGGCTCCAATGCTAGACAAATTTCGCAAGGTTGCTGAATTAAGCGACACAAGCATTGGTAGCCTTGAGCGTGCTTTCCCTGCACTGACAAAGAACATTGACGACGCTGCACAGAAAGGCAAGGGACCGGCTTTCGATGCATTCACACGCCTAGGTGTTGCGATTACTGACTCCAGTGGAAAAGTTCGTAGCGCTGATCAGGTGATGCTGGATATATCAGACCGTTTTGCCAAAATGGCTGACGGCACTGAAAAAGCAGCCCTTGCATCTGCTGTGTTTGGCACTCGTATTGGTTCCGAGCTAATCCCATTGCTAAATAGCGGAGGCGATGCTGTCAGGAACATGGGCACAGCATTGACTCAAGAGTTTGCAGACAAAGCGGCAGCCTTCAACGATCGCTTAGAAAATATGCAAGAAAAGCTTGGCGATCTTGGGCTGCGACTAACTGAGGCTTTACTGCCTGCTTTAGAAGGGTTAGTTAGTGTTGTTGAGAAAGCGGCGACTGTATTCAATTCATTGCCTGGGCCACTTCAAACCATTGTCGGCACAATCGGTGGCATTAGTGCGGCATTGCTTGTTTTGAGCCCTGTTTTATCAGCCGTAACTGCCGCTTTTGGTGCGCTTGCTAGCTTAAAAATCGGTGCAACGATTGCAGGTTGGACGACGGTGATAGTTAAGATTGGCGCTTCGCTTGGGGGTTTGCTTAAGATCCTTGCGGCTGTATTCACCGGGCCTGTTGGCTGGGTTGCATTGCTTGTAGGGGCTGGCGTTGCTATTTACAATTTTAGAGATGAAATTGGTGATGCTTTAGGCTCTGTAGGCGATTTTTTCAAAGACTCCTTTAGGTATATTGTAGACACTTTTGTTGATCCAGTCAGCGACACCATGTCGCGGCTTGTTGAAAGCTTCAGGTCAATCTTTGCAAATGTTGGACAATACATAAGAGCGCCTTTTGTGACTGCCTTCACCTTTGTCAGGCAAGTTGTGAACAACATGCTTAAAGGTGTTGTTAAGGCTATTAACTCAGTCGTGAAAGCCGTCAACGTAGTAATCAGAGGCGCAAACAGCGCGCTTGCAAAGCTCGACTTGCCTCGTGTGCCTCTTGTCCCTGGAGTAACCCTGCCTGAATTTGCTGAGGGTGGTGTAGTCAATAGGCCAACTGTTGCGATGGTTGGCGAAGGCGGTGAGCCTGAATACATCATCCCATCTTCAAAGATGGCGCGTGCTTCTGCGAATTACCTAGGAGGCATGCGCGGCAAGTCGGTCATCCCTGCGTTTGCTGATGGTGGCGTGGTTGGCCCAGGCGCAAGCTCAGGTGGCATGGGCGGAGGGGCCGCTAACACTACTGTGCAAATAACCACAGGGCCTGTGTTGCAGCAAGATGGGCAAAACTATGTGACCGTTGGAGATCTTGAACGAGCGTTGCAAGATTTCAGTTCTCAAGTTTTTCGAAATAGCAGAAGCTATGGCGGCAGGCGTTATCAGGGGGTTCTCTAATGGGAAGGGCACAGGCACAGTATTTGCGCATCTACAGCGGCAGCACTACCTATGAGCGCTGGCAATCTTATTACGTCAACCAAGCCGTCACACTCAGCGGTTCTAGCTTTGAATATCTTCCATTTAATGCAGGCGGGATTGTTGAATCAGGTGCTAGCGGTGGCAAATTTGTGTCAATAAAAGTGCCAGCAACCAACAGCGTTGTTGAGGCATTTAATCTTGCGCTTAGTTATGGTCGGTTGTGTGAGCTCAAGATATATGAGTTCGACAGCAGGTTTGATCAGACAGCGCCTCAGTCTGGTCAAAATTTAATTGCTAGCTATACAGCAGAAGTCGTGAACGTCTCTGGGACGTTTACTAGGCTCAACATTGAACTTGGGTCTAGCTTGTCACCAGTGGGCGCGCAGGCACCTCCTCGTAAATTCACCAGCTACCTGATCGGAGCACCTTTGAGAACATGAGCCTTAACATCTCAGATCCGCTCTCATTGCTGCCTTATCAAAGCGGCTTAGCCGATCCCGTGTTGCTTGAAGCGGCAGCCGTAGCGGCTGAAGAGTTAACTGCACAACAGCAGGCTTACAAAATTGGCGATCCAGTGCCGATCGTTTTTTGTCGGCGTGTGAGCAATAACGGTGGTGTGATGGTTAGCCCTAAAGCAACTGAGGGCAGGTATGAGAACGACAGCACGACAAATGAATTGACTGTTAGCTTGCATTTAGTGCTTAGCGAAGGACAGCTCCCAACTATTCCAGTAAAAGATGTTTTTGCTGGTCAGTGTCGGCAAGGCACTTGGAACCAAAACTACAACCGTCGATCTGGGTTGTGGCAGCCTGGAAATTTTGTAACAACAGTGAGCGGCAAACAGCCTTGGTCTTGTCCTTTTTATTGCGGGACTTCAGGGCGTTATGAAGACATGACCACTTTGAGCTATGTCAACACATTCCCAGACGGTAGTGAGCGCTGGGAACAACAAGTGCATGTTTTTGTGCGTGAAGGCATTCAAGTCACGCGGATTATTGACAGCACCTTAGGCCCAAGCAATAACGTCGTTGATTTAGCAATTTATTTGTTGAATCAATCAGCCAGGGTTCCGAGCACTATGATTGACAACACTCAAATGCTTGCTGGCGCAAATTTTTGCAACACAAATGGCTTGCTTTATAACGGTGTTTTCAAAGAAAGCTTAAATCTTGACGAATGGCTGGAAAGTATTGGGAATGACTTTCTGCTTCGTTTGATTGAAACTGATGGCAAATTTGGCTTTCGGCCAAGGCTGCCAGTCAACACAAATCATACGATAAAAACAACAGTAATTGATTGGATGTTTACTTTTACTGAAGATCATCTTTTGCCTAATGGTTTTCAAATTGAATACATCGCTCTTGAGGATCGTTTGCCAGTTTGCTTGCAAATGATATGGCGACAGCAACTGGATTCTGACATCGGTTTTCCCAGGACAACTGAAGTTCGGTATACGGGTGAGGCTGCATCTGGTCCGTTTGTGCAACATGATTTGAGTCAGTATTGCACTAGCGAAACTCATGCTGTAAAGGTTGCTGCATATCGTTTAGCTCTGCGCAAATACGTCACCCACACATTGCGCATAAAAGTAAGGCCAAGCAGTTACAACAGCACGCTGACGCTTGGTGATGTGGTGCGCGTAAGATTGCGCCGTGAGACTGCGACTGTTGCCCTTAATTATCATGACTTTCTATACGAAATCAACCGTATTGAAAAAACAGCAAGCGGTGCTTGCGTTTTTGATTTAACGCACTTCCCTATCGATAGCCAAGGCAGAAGTTTACTGGCTCTAGATGTCGCTGGAGCCACTGCGGCAGGTTTTTCACTTTCAGTTGGGCGCAGTGATTTTACCTGCGATGAAAACTCTGCGTCTGACGAGACTAATTTAGGGACCGATGGGATCGACTATCCACCGACCGGTGGCAGTGGCGGTGGCGGTTTTGATCCGCCAACCCCAGGGGAAACAACTGTTGAATTGGATGAGCCAGCAGAGACAACCTGGCCTACTGGCGGTTCACCTCCAATAGGTCCAGACGTAACCGTGCCACCTGTTCCCGTTGGGCAAACACAGTCTTTTGGTTCACTTGATAATCCTGCTGATCCATTAGAGGAAAGCCTCGACGAAGACGGTGTCGGTGACATTTCTGGCGGCAGTGGCACGAACAATGCGCCAGTTGTCGGCGACACTTTGAGCGTCTCTGAGTCTGACCTCGGCTGCGATGGTCAGGTCGTTTGGATAAAAGTGGATAAAACGACTGGCGAGGAGACAATTCGCTCGACTCAAAACCAAGCAATCTCTGGGAATTACTCTTTGTCAATTACCAGTTCAGATGTTGACTATATTATCAAGGCAATAGGTCGTTGTAAGGATCCATCAACGCCAAGCGGTTATGGAGAGCCCAGGACGCTTGGGACCACAGACGATGTTGAGTCAGGCATTACTGCGCAATTTTTGTTTGTTTATGACAGAGGCGATGGGGGTACTAATCAACATAATAGTTGCTTAACGCCAACTTTTTCCCTTAGATCTTTTTCGCCTCCCGATACCTTTGCTTACTACAATGTTACTCTTACCCAATGTGATGGGACAACAGTTACACAGCCAACAATATTCAGAGGCGGTGACGGCGTAACTGCTCCACCAGTAGGATCACTTTTAAGCACTACATTTGTCGCGAATTGTCCATAGTAATGGCAACTTTCCCAGCGCTACAACCTTCTACCCGTCTCTATACGCCGGGCATTAGCTCATCGACTCAGCTTGCTGTTCTCGACGGCGATGAAACCAGCGTGCGTCACAGCAACTCATCTGTAGGGCATTTGTTGCGCATGACTTTTGCGAGGCTAAGCAGCAATGAGACTTTCGATCTCATAAGCCACTATTCATTGCACGGGACTTTCGAGACTTTTGATTTAGGCACTACAACTCTGATTGCAACAAATCTGACATTTCCTGCAAACTATCTCTGGCGCTATTTGTCGCCGCCTGTGATTGATCAGTCTTTTGGCGTAACTAACGCTACAGTTGAATTGCAGCTTTTGCCTCCTTATTTGATATGACTGCTTTTCCTGAGTTACTTCCTTCTCGATTTCAGTATGATCTTGGAGGCTTGAATGTTAGCACTGAGCGGACTTTAGTTGGCGCACCAGTGCTGTTCCGCCATAGCCTAAGGCAAAGCAACTACAGACTAACGCTCACTTATGAAAATTTGCTTGAGTCAGAAGCTACGTTGATTCGCAACCATTACGTCAATTCTGCAGGCAGTCATGCAACATTCACTTTGCCAATCGCTTTCTGGGGAGGCGCTGATGTGATCCCTGCAAGCTCTTTGCTGCGTTACGAATCGGAGCCGAGAGAGACACAGCGTGGCGTTTATACGGACATAACTGTTGATCTCGTAGTAGTGATTGGCAACTTTTTACGGTTCAGCCTGCTAGGCGAAACTGCAGAGGTCGGCTCAGAAGAGACTGTGACTTCATATCCGATGTCTGGCACAGGTCCATTCATCCTTGAGGGTGGTGATGCTGATCTGTCTGTTGCGGCAACGCTTATCATTCAAGGAGGTGGCGCAGAATCATGACCGCAACAACTATCCGCGTTCAGATTGCTCAGCGCAAAGACAGTGCCAGCAACTGGACTTCAGCAAATCCCATTTTGCTGTCTGGGGAATTTGGCTATGAGTCTGATACTAAAAAATTCAAGATTGGGGACGGGACTACTAGCTGGAACTCTTTGGCGTATTTATATGACGCAAAATTAGTCGCAGGCAATACTGAAGCAGAGGTTGTCGACACAGGGACAGACGGGCATTTCAAAGTTACAACTGAAGGCACTGAGAGGATCAGGGTGGGACCGGCTGGGCAAATTGGAATTGCTGGTGCTAACTATGGGTCTAGCGGCCAATTCCTAACAAGTGGCGGAGCTTCAGGTGCTGTTGCTTGGACTTCAACTGATGACGGAACCTACTGATCACTAAAATGCAAGGGTTACTTCCGGCCTAGCGATAGGCGTTAAGGATGCCCCTCCAGAATCTGCGCAGCTCAACAGCGAGCAAAAGGCCTGATGCTAGCTCGATGTCAGATGGGCAAATCGCGCTTAATACAGCAGCAGCTAGTGCCGGTCTCTTTTTCAAGGATTCCAACGGCGATTTAGTCAAAACCGGCCCAGTTCACGTCGGCACGACCGCACCAAACTCAACCCCTGCTACTGGCGGCTCAACCGGCAATTCAAAGGGCGAAGCATGGCTTGATACGTCAAACAATAATTATGTGCTAAAAATTTTCGACGGATCGGCTTTTCGGTCTGTTGAAATTGCGCCAGGAAGTGCGCGTCAACTGCTGCAAACCAACACAGCTGGGACTGATGTTGAGTTTACAAGCAATGTTGATGTCCCTGGGACGCTGGATGTCACTGGTGTGGCAACGTTTGACGACAATGTAACGATTAGCGGTAACTTAACTGTAAACGGGACGACAACAACAATCGATTCAGAAACGCTGGTCGTGGAGGATAAGAATATTGAGATGGGAGCTGTAACGACTCCCAGCGATACAACTGCTGACGGTGGTGGTATTACTCTAAAAGGTGCAACAGACAAAACCCTGACGTGGGTCAACAGCACTAACTGCTGGACTTTTAATCAAGCTTTGAATTTGACAGCAGGCACGGAAAGTGCGCCTGCGCTTGTTTTTGATGCTGATGTAAATAGTGGTATTTATCACCCAGCTGCTGACGAGCTAGCAATCTCTACCGCAGGTAGTGAGAGAGTCCGGCTTTCCTCCAATGGAAATTTGGGTATCGGGAATAGCAATCCCCAAGACTACGATTCTACAGCAAATGATTTAGTTGTTGGAGAAGCTGGTCAAGGTGATCGTGGGATCACTATTGCTTCAGGCACTAGCCATCGCGGCACCGTTATGTTTGCTGATGGCACCAGTGGATTGGGTGAATACGCTGGCTATCTTCAATACAACCATAACGGAGATTACCTAGCAATCGCTACCAATAACTCTGAAGCCATGCGCATCACGAGTACGTCTAGCGTTGGTATTGGCACGAGTTCTCCCTTAGCAAAATTGAATGTTTCTTCTGGGGATGTAACCTTTACCCCAAGCGCAGACGCTGATGAATTATTTCTTGAACATACAGATAACTGCGGTATGACGATCGGCTGCGGTCCTAATAAGACAGGCAATATTTACTTCGGAGAGCAGGGAGTAGGAACTAGCCGTGGCGCGATTGTATACAACACAAATGGCGATTCTATGGTCTTCAGCACTGCTGGGCTTACAAATGAAAAATTGTACATTACAAGTGCGGGTCGGCTAGGGATTGGGGTTGCTACTCCTCAAAGTATTCTTCATGTTGGTGCTGGAGGTGCAAACTCGGATAGCTATATTACCTTTGGCAAGAGAGTTACTTCTAGTCAATCAAACTTGCCAGTCATTGGTCATACTTCTGACGGTACAAATTCCGACCTTGGAATCTGTGCAACCAGTAGTGGCGGCGCTATCCGCTTCTTTACAGGAAACGACGCTAGCGGTTTTGGAGCTGGATCAAACGAGGAGCGAGCGCGAATTTTGTCTAATGGCAGGATATGCGTAAACCGCACAACATCTCAAAGCGGTGGACAGCTGTCTCTCGATTACACCAACGGAGTCACTGCTGGTCTTGCAATCAAAGATACACAGACAAGCGGAACTGGCATCGTCCTGCACGTTGTAAATGGATCAGGATCAATTATTGGCGGAATCTCACAGAACCAGTCATCCACTTCTTTTAATACCTCTTCCGACTATCGACTAAAAGAAAACATTGTTGATCTTGACGGTGCTATTGATCGAGTCAAGCAACTTTTGCCAAAACGCTTTAATTTTATTAATGATGCCGATACAACAGTTGATGGCTTCCTTGCCCATGAAGCACAAACCGTTGTACCTGAAGCAGTAACTGGAACACATAATCAAGTCGATGATGAAGGCAATGCTGTGATGCAAGGCATTGACCAAGCCAAGCTTGTTCCATTGCTGACTGCTGCATTGCAAGAGGCAATCGCAAAAATCGAAACCCTAGAAACCAAAGTTGCAGCCCTTGAAGCGCAATAGGTAAACTTCAGCTGTGCCTTTTAGCTGGTTTTGATGGAACGCCCTGACCCAATGATTCCGAGCAAGCCTGGCGCGGAGGATGTTGAGGCTATGGCGAATCGCCAAGCTTGGCTCAATGAGCTTTATGCTTTTGACCGTCGGGATAGCCCTGATCACCCAAAGCATGGGTTTTTTACTGGGCTAGCTGAGAAGTACCAGCAGTTCCGTGGGTGATGGCTAAGTCTTTGAATGGGGAAAATTTTGTTCCTAGCAAACCAAAGCGCACAAAACAGGGCAATGGAACACATTCAAAACCGTCCCATGGACGGAAGAAGTATCGTGGGCAGGGAAAACGTTAACCCTCTTTCCAATGCTCAAAACTCTTCTTGCGAGTGGTGTCGCCGTTTCAGCAGTTGTGCTGGGATCTCCTGCGATCGCCGGTCCTTATGTGAACGTCGAGAATAACGCTGGCTTTGCTGGCGGTGATGGTCTCGACATGGATTTTGTAGGATCAACTACAGATTTCCATGTGGGGATTGAAGGCGGTGGTGATAACACCTCCTGGTACATGCAAGCCGGACCTGCTTTGATCAGCCCGCAGGGAGGCGAGGCCGATGTTGAGTTCTCCGGCAAGATTGGTGGCTCTGTGGTCGTGACTGCAGATGAAAAGCTGAGCCTTTACGGCGAAATCAGTTTTATCACTGTTGACGACTTCGACGCTGCCAATGTCGGCACCAAGATTGGCGCCAAATACAACTTCTGAGCTAGTTTTAATTAAGACCTCACACGTCCCTGGCCCCTTTATCGGGGCCTTTTTTATATGCAAAAGATCTACAACCTACTTGCCGTCTTGGCATTCGTGATGTCCGGAACAATGGCTGTCGGTGGCGTGTTGTTTTACACACGAATCCCATCGCTGACTAAGCACTACATGAATGAGTTGCAGGGCGAGTTGACCAAGATGGTCACAGAGATGGTGAACGGTCAGATCGACAAGGCTTTGCCAGAACTGCCTGAACAAACCGGCTTGCCAATCAAGCCGCCTTTTTAGGCTTGCAAGTATCGGTCAAAAACCATTTTTGTGTTTTCGATTGCATCGTCGCTGTGAGCCTCAGGCTCGAAGCCTTCCGCGTTGAGTTTTGCCGTGTCAAGTTCTGGCGAGGGTGCTTCTGGTTTCTGCTCAAACGAAGCTAGCCATTCCCGCAGGGCTTGGCCTGTGGGTGTTGATTTAGGCCATCGGACAAATTTCAGCAATGCTGCTGGCTCAGTAAACAGCATTGATGTTCCGCCAGACTTGCAGACATAGACAAGCGGCGGACCTTCGCGGTGTTTTGTGGCTTCAATCCACAGCTGACCTGCTGTAAACCGATCTAATTTCATGCCCAAGATTCAGAGGATTGGTGTTGGAACGGTAGGCGTGCCAAGCGTTGAAGCAAGGCAGATGATTCCACCGCCAAGATTGCCAGCCGAGCCACCTGTCACATTGATGCTGGGTTTTCCAGTAGCAGACATGCCAGGCGGTGAAATCCCACATTATGAGCCGCTGAACTTCACGCCAGGTCAGCACACGCACCAAGCCGCACCAACACCAGAACCCTACACAGAGGAAAAACCGGCTGATCGCTCGAAACAGCCGGCTTTAGCACCCCCGCCAGCTGCACCGTCAACAGCTGACATTCCAAAGGTAGCCACTGAGCTGCCTTGTCCTGCACCTGATGCAATCCCTTTAGGTGCAAAAAATAAATCGCAAACAGCGGTCATCATTGGATACGAAGTTGTTAACGGAAAGTGCGAGGCGATGTATGAGCAGCTAGACGTGCCAACGATTATTGGAAATTATCTGCCAGGCGCGCCTGTTGTTTCGACGACTGCGAGTGTTGCTGTGGTTGCGACAACATCAGCGATCATCGCAAGGCCTTTAGGCGACATTTTGTTGAAGGTCATTAAACCGATCGTCAAGAAGACGATTAAAAAGATCAAGGAGAAGCTGGGGAAGAAAGTTGCTGTTGAGTCTGTGTTCCAGCGTCAAAAGTTTCAGCGGTCTTTGCGGAAGTAGGAATTGAATGTATGTGGGGCAGCAGTGTGCCTGGCGGGTTAGTCAAGACCACATCAGCGCAGATGCCGCGATATGGACTCTTGGGATGGAAGCTTATGCCTTTGCGTAGCATCTCTCCGCAGTTTTTGAGCCTAGCGATCTCGTAATTCAACCTCTTGTCAGCAAGCTGTTGCTCTAAAAGCGCCACTTGCTTTTCCGCCGCTCGATGACAGCTCTTGATATGAGAGCGATCTAACGGTATCGAAATTGTGGCAGTGATTCCGCCGTTGATCGAGTAGTTGTTTTTTTGCCCTGTACGAATTGGACGATAAAAAAGGACATTCCCCGGATTATCGGGGACGCCATCTGGGATGGCATTGCCTTCCTCGTCAAACGCGCCAACCAAATCGAGAGTGTCATAAACAGGCTCGTTGTAGTAGGACTCATAAGGCTGTGACCAGCCAACAGTTGTGCTTAGGAAAGGACTGATGGTGAGGCTTGTTCCTTGACAACTGAAGTTGCCATATTGATAGACAAAATTTTTGCCAGGCACAACCTGTACTGCTTGATTGGTCACTGATCCAGAACTATTTGCGACTGGAGCGGCGGTGCTTGAGACCTGCGCCTGAACCGGAGCGGAAAGCAGCAAAAGTGTTGCTAAGACTCGCTTCATTGCGTGAAGGTGCTGAGCGTCTCCGTTAAAGATTCAATGTCAGTTGTTTTGTTGATTACCGTGTGCTGTGTCAGCCCTGGTCCGCTGTAAGTTTCGATGAACTGAAATGATGCGCCAGCTTCAACGATTTGCCATTCTGGCTTGCTAGCAGGATTAAGTCCTTTCCAATGGCTCGTCACGCCGTTGAGGTTGTTAGTTGTAGTGATCAGTTTGTCTGTAGCGACAGCACCGCCAACTGGCGCAACATTTGTTCCGCTGACGGTTAGCTCATAGCCAGTCCGATACTGATACGAGTTGATCACCTCAGTAATTTTCTGCGTTGTCTTCGTAGTTGAGCTGAGATTCCCCTGCTGAAAGTTTGGCACCACCGGGATTGACTTTGCTCTTGGAGCGGCAAGAGCAATGGCGCAAAAAACACCCCAAGCAACCCAAATGCCAGTCCACATCACTTAATGGTCAGCTCTTGAATAACTTGTCCAACTGCGGATGTGCCAGCGCCACCAGCAGTGATTGAAAGAGCCCCGCCAGAATCAATAGTTCCAGCTAGGTCGCTCGACACACCGCCAGAAGTTGTGGTCACAGAGCCAAAAACCGGCAGGGCTGGAACTACTCCGTTTGTGACTGTTGTTGATAAGACGCTTGGGACGTCATCGCCTTCAATATATGACTCTGAATACGAAAAGCTGTCACCAGCAGTAGTGACACTGAACTCGCCAGGAGTGTAGCCCAGAGCAGTACCGGAAGTAAGTGTCCCCAGAGCAGGAGCAGTGTCCAGAGTGACGTTAGAGCCAGATACTGCCAGCGAACTCGGGACGCGATTTGCGACTGATCCTGCGCCATCCACTTGGAGCTGTACGCTTGATTGAATTCTATGAGTGATGTCTGCCTGGGCAGGCAATCCCAGAAGCGTCACACCCAATACAAAAGCAATGCGTTTCATTTGGGCTTTGCGGTGGTGGGTTCTTGCTTGATTGTAGGTTCTTCTTTTTTCTTTCTATTGGCACCAACGGACAACCCAAATGACGCGGCAGTTCCTGACAGGATTGAAGCTGGATAGGTGGGATCAAGCGATTGCTGGAACACCCCAAGATAATTAGCCGTCAGGATCACCATTGCCCATCCGAGCAACACAACCTTGACAACATCGCCAAGACGGGAGTTTCCATCGTCCTGTTGCTTGTCCGTTGACTCTGCCATGATTAAAGGAGCGTGAGGCGGGGCATGGTCGAAGTCTGGGCGGCTGTGGCTGGAGCGTCAATAACCACTGCGGCACTAGGGGTTTCTGGCATCAACCGTCAGAGCCGTCAAGGACAAGACTCGCTAATTCGTCTGACTACCGCTGTCGATAACCTGTCCAGCCGGCTCGATATTTTGCATCAAGACATCAAGAGCAAAGACGTTGAGGTGTTTGGGCGACTTTCTGAGCTTGAACGTGCGGTAGCGCGATTGGAAGGCCACAGCGATCGGCACTAACGTATTGATGTTGTTCAAGGCAAGGCAATGGTTCTGATCATCAAGCCAATCCTGATGGCATTTCTAAAATCTGATGCTGTGAAGCGTTTGGTTTTAGATTTGCTTCGGGCTTACGCGGAAACCACAGACAACACAATCGACGATCAGGTTTGCGATTATGTGGAGAAGAACTTGATTGGACCACGTGTGGAAAAGTGAAACCATCGGTTCTGTTTGCAGCTGGTTGGTTCGTCGCCGGAGGCGCTGTCATGCTTTTGCTCTACAGCAGCGTTATCATTTTTATAGGCGGATACAACGTTGGCGAAAGCAGCTGTCGCCCGGCATTATTAGAGCGACGTTGATCGGCATAGCAGTGACTCTTTCACTACTGCCGTTTTTCGAGTTTTTTAAGCGAGATGTGCCTCATCGCGCAGCTGCTGTGAAGCTGCTAGAGGATTCGCTGCCGCGTGAGTTGCTAGAGGAAGATGCCCTCTGGGTTCAAGCATGGAAGGCAAGCGGCATAGATCAAGAGGTGTTCTTGCCTCGCTATTTTCGACAACAAGAGCTAAGCAGGGGGGAGCGTAAATGTTTTACGTCAGCAGCTGCCATGGTTGCTGCGCACGCGCACCGCGTGAACACACAAGAACAGTATGAGTCAGTTCTCAGGCAGTATGGCGACACAACTTCTGTCGGGGCTCACGTCAAAGCACTGAGAAGCCTTGGGTTGACAGTTACGTTTACACAGTCAGCAGACGCGGAAGACGTAATGGAAGCAATCGACAGTGGCATCCCTGTGTTGGTGGGGTGGTTGCATCAGGGCGACTTATTGCAGGGTGAACCGCCGATGTGCGACAAGAACGCTTGTGGGCATTGGTCGGTCATCCATGGCTATAGCGGCAGGTACACCAACGACGCAAGCTGGCTGATGTCTGATCCTGCAGGGATGCCAAGCATTGAGCACGGCTCACACAATTTGGCTCTCTCTGGCCATCGTGTAAGCGTGCGTCAAGCTGCGTTTCATCAACGCTGGCAAGTTGATGGCCCGAAATCTGGCTGGGCGATATTCGCCGAATGAGCCAGTTCTATTGGGTTTGGGCATACATCAGCGCGTTTTGGACGACTGTTGTTGTGCAGTGCGCAAAACCTGTCAACTGGGATCAGTGCTCACGAGTTAATGACTGGCTTGTGCCATGGGTTCGAGACGTGACGGAGATGCACAAAAAGGGTGCGTATGCGTCTGAAAAGGAAATCCTGAGCCAGGCTAAGTAGGATTGCTTTTTGCGCTTACGGGATGGCGGTTCTGTGTGATTGGGAGATTAAGGCCAGATGCGAGAAGGGCAAAATGATCCAGCCATTCGATGAAAGCCTTTTGAATCCGGCAAGCCTTGATATGCGCTTGGGTTCTTACCTGATGATTGAGAGCATTTACAGCCCTGAGCTGATCCGAATCGACATTTCAGACAGGACAAAGGATGAGCCGTTCATGCTGCAGTCCGGTGAGTTTTGCTTGGCTGAGACACTTGAGGTCTTTAACGTCCCCGACGACATCAGTTGTCAGTTTGTACTCAAGTCAAGCCGAGCCCGCGAAGGTTACAATCATCTGCTTGCTGGCTGGGTTGATCCTGCGTTCAACTCGAGCAGATTGACGCTTGAGTTGAAGAATGAGCGCCTACACCATGCTTTGCCGTTGTATCCAGGTTTGAAAATTGGCCAAATAGTGTTTCACTCAATGTCAAACGTCCCGATGCGCAGCTATCGCGAGACAGGCCATTACAACAATCACTTGACAGTCATGCCTTCTGTGGCATGACTTGACAAGAATCTTCAGAGCGATGGGCTGGGCTGACTGGTTAGTTGTCCATCAAAGCCTTGAAGAGGAGTTAGAGGTTGAACGCAGTATCAGAGAGGTTTACAGCTGCGAAGACGAGAGAGAGTTAAAACAGTTGTGCGCTGGTTTAGTCAGACAGAGCTGGCATCAAAGCAAGCTGCTGAGCCAGGCCGTCACCCGTATTGGCGAGCTTGACGCAAAGCTGGCTTGCTGGGATTAAAAAAGCCCCCTTGCGGGGGCGGTGGATCAGCAGCCAAGGGGCGCAGTTTCAAAGACTTGGAACTGCTCGCCGGTGAAGTTGTCGGCGTGGAACTGATCGGCTTCGGCCTTGGTGAAAAACGCGGGGCCGTGGGGCATCCAAAAGTCTTCGCGGCCGTCGATCTTGATCAGCTTGTGAGTCTGGAAGAGGGTCATGATGCTGAGGTGTGTGGGGTCTCCCCCTGAACAAACCCAATATACACACATGGCATACCATGCGCAAGTGGTTAGCCGTGCTTGCCTGTGATCCTTGACCTGTAGAGCCTGACTGCGGCCTCGTAGTGAAAGTTGGCCTGCCAGTCATATTTGAAATAGCGAGCCATTCCGCCGTGGCTTACTTCCCACAACAGCGTTCCGTCTTTTTCGACCTGCTTGATTGTTGGCCTCATAAAAAAGGAGCGCATAGGCGCTCCTTGTCTCTCGTTCATCACAAGCTTAGAAGTCAATGACGGGCTTAGCAGCTGCAGGCTTGTCATGAGGGACGTAAGGCGCAGACAACTTGCCAGATATAAAGGGCTTGCCCTTGTTCTCACCTTGCTTAATTTCGCGATTCCAGCCAGCAAGGCTGATCTTGACAACTTCCTTGTCTTGCCAATCGAGCACGCGCTCAGCATTTTGCAGGTAAGAGATCAAAGCGTTGATTTCCTCAGCCGGAACCTCAATGTTTCCAGTAACATCAGGCCATGTGTCCTTTTTCTTGTTTTCCTCTCTAGTGGTGAACTGAACAAAATTAACACTAAAATCAGACATGATCAGTTGAAGAATCTGGAGATGATGGTTTGTAGGGCAGAGTTCACAACGCCATGGTGACGTTGCTCTGCGTAATGACGCAGCTGGGCAGCTAACTGCCTATCCAACCGAACTTGAAAATGACGGTTTCGGCGTTCGTCGTCTGCTCTAGCGCGTTGTTCGCGCTTTTTGTCTTCATTAAGCATGAGCCTTTAACCAGCCTTGAATCCAGGTTTGATGCTTGCGCTTGCTGATTCTGGCTCTCGTTAACTTGACTTCGCTGTGTTTGAAAGCAAAGCAAAAAGCCGTTGTGATGTCTTGTTTTCTGCCATCGTTCAGAGCCTTTATCTGTAAGATCAATTCATCGACTTCGTCCCTGGAAAGCTTGTTCTCTTCTGGAGGTATTCCTGGGATAGCTGTGCTCTGTTGATGCTCGACCTTTGCCGCAGGCTTCTCATCATCTGCATCACCATCATTGTCAACAACGCCAATGCACAGATTCAAAACTGATAAAAGCGCATACCGTCGAGCATAGGTGACAGCTTTGCCCCATTCGTGGGTGTAGTTCTTGCCATTGTTAATTGGCAACAACATGACAGCAGAAACGTGTTCGCCGCTTAAGTGAAGCAGGGTTGTCCTGAGGCCAGGCTGCCCGTTGATGTCTTCTGGCAGCTGTGTAACCACAAGACCGCTAGATCTCAAGGCTGGGCCAATGTTTGACAGCACACCAGATAAGTTGGCAAAACCGCCGAAATGGCTTTCAGCGTTGTCATGAATGGTAGGCACTGCCTCATGGAATTTGATCAGCGCGGCTGCCAAATTACTCAAGGGCTGTGACGGTGATGATGGCTCCGAGGAAGTCATCTGTTTGATACCTCTTTGTAGCGTAAAGGGAAACGATCTGTGAATCGTTTTTAAGCAGGACCTGGGCGACTGCGTCACCAATGGAATCTGCCACACCTCGACAAAGTTTGTCGATGTCAGGTGTTTTTGTGTGATGCTGCGGTGCTGAGGCTTTTAGCTTGCCAGCGTTTTTGCCTGTGCCGTAATGGCACAGAGAACGCGGGAAGACAAACTCACACCTCAGAGAAACTGCAGCGGCAATGTCCCATCCCTCAGGCTTGTGACGATGTGCAGCGGCTGCAACATCGCTGCGCCAACTGGCAAGAGCCTCAGCATTGTTAGCAACAACCCTGCTGTTGTAGGCACGCATAGACCCTTGCGGGACAGGCGTGCCAAGAACAGCAAAAGTGACGCTACTGGCCGAGTTGGGCGTGGGCGTTGTCGATGGCTGCATTGAGTAGGCCAATGGCAATAGCTGATGCTGAGATTTTGCGCTGTTCAACGCTAAATGTCTGCCCAGCAACTTCAACCAGACTTTGTCGGCCTGCTGTCGCTTGCGAGATCTGCGTGAGTTTAGATGAACGCTCAGGGTCGAGATTGATTGAAATGGATTTCATGTTGTTTGGGGTGAAAGGATGGGACTTACGCCAAGGCCGCCCAGGTCAAGATTCTTTTTTGAGCGCCTCGTAAAAAGCACGCTCTAATGCAGTGAGCTTGGGTTTTTTTTCTTTGAGCGCAGCTTTGGCCCGGGCCTTGGCAGCCTTAACGGTGTCCTCAGGCCGGGTGTTCCAGTAAATCCCGCGGCCCATTTAACTACTACGTCTCTGCAACCACCTCTTTCGCCCTTGCTCAGCTGCTGCTTGTATTGGGCCAGGCGCAACCACAGAATTGAATAGCTCGTGCGCCTTTTCATTTGGCAAACCTTGTTGAGCAATCCAAGCAGCAAAAATTTTTAGGGCTGCGCTGTTAATCGCTTCTGCTTCTTCTTTTGACGGCAAGCTAGAGACATAAGCAGATAGCTCGAAAACTGCATTGGCTAAATCGCGTTCAGTAACGGTCATTTGAGAGCCTCACAATCGAAGCTGTCGGCGCGAATGTCCCAAGTCGCTAAGCAATCAAGCATTTGATCTGTTGTTTGATCAAATTCATATAACTCTTTCTTGTAGTCTGCAAGACCCTCGTGATCGTAAGGAAGGCCAGACTTTTCAATCATTATGCAATGAGCAAACATTCTGTTCATTGCTTTTTGCAAGGCGTTTTGCAGCCTATGTTCCTTGTCTTTGAATGTGAGACGCCAAACCTCAGCGTAGTCTTTTGGTGTAGCTTTCATTTTAAGGCCTCACACGCTGGCTGCCAGCCCTGCTCACAGTGCAATTTTTGCTGCTGGTACAAAGTGTCAGTGAGACTGATCCACAGAGCACTGCCAAACAAGACGCAGAAAACTGCAACAATGATGGTGTTGGTCTTGGGGCTGCGGTGTTCCGGGTCGTAGAAACCTGGACTGCGATAGTTGATGTCTTTGCGGTTCATAGCTCTTTCTTTGTGGTTTTGATGCGGCCAATGCCTGGCGGCCAAATTGTGGTTTCATCCCATCTGGCTTTTGACAAATCTGCGCCAACAAAGCTTGCGTGTTGCAAGTTAGCGTCATTAAAAAGTGCCCAGCGGAGATTTGCTCCCTTGAAAATTGCTGATTTCAAAAGAGCGGCATTGAAATTTGCATATTTAGCTGCGCAGTAGCGAAAGTCAGCACTGCGCAAATTTGCTTGCCTGAAATTAGCGCCGATTAAATTCGCTTCTCGAAAATTTGATCCACGCAAATTGTATGAGTGAAAAGAAACTTTGAAGACGTCGCCAAATTCAGATTCTGGGATTTCTTTGGCTTGCATAGGCAGAGAGGCAAAAGGGCTCATGTGCAGCAGTATGCCGTCAGTGGTATTCCATGTCAACGCTTTCTTTTCGACTTTGCTTTTTTCTTGTTACGTTTTGGCTTGCTTCTGACCTTTGCCACTGTCTCTTGGTAGCCAGGAGGCTCAGGCACCCCGCCTTGTTTCAAGATCTTCGTCCAGTCCAACAGTCCTTGTTTTTGCCTTTAGTATCTGGCTTCCCATCCTTTGATAAAGGGCGGGGACAAGTGACCTGCAGCGGATCAGGTGCGAGGAGCGTAAGGCGCGCGAGCCTGTTCTAGTCCGCAATTATTCACAGCACAGGCAGCTGCGCCTCAAACTCGCCCCAGCATTTCTCCCAGGCAGGAATGCAGTCATCCTCTGGGCTGTGCATCCGCACCTTGCACTTGTCAGGGCCTGAAATCACGGTGACGCATCCAGTGATTTTGATGTGTGGATGCCATTGCTGGAACATCCGCGCATAGGCACCGAGCTGAGCCAGCGGTGATTTGCGGCTTGTAACTGCTTTAGTGGATGAGACTGTTTTTAAGTCTCCAAGCAAGACGAAGCTTGGATCGTCCTTGTATCTGACAATAAAGTCAGTGCTTCCAGCAACCGGCCGATAGCGGTCAACCAGCAAATACTCCGTAGCCAGTGTCTCGATGCCTTGAAACAACGGCTCGGCAAACAGAGGATCTAGCCAAGCGTCCCACCTATCTTCTGCTGCAGAAGGCTGTCCGCAGAGATGTGCTTGCAGTTGACGGTGCAGCACCCGACCCCGCAGCTCCCAGCCATCAGGACCGTGCCTGTGCTTCTCCATGGCGTCCTTAGCAAAGGGCGACATGCCATAGCTGACAACTTCTGAAACATTGTGCATGACCCAGTCGTCGCGCCACATGTAGCAGTGAGCGGACGGGTAAAACACCAGATCTGCTATGGGGTCCAGCACAAAAGCGTTGCAAAACACGGCTGAGTATGGGCATACTCGGCCCGCAACGCAACCACCCCTTGGACGAATCCACCCATTACACGAACACTCGCGTCCTGATTGATCCACGGGTCATTGCCGAGGTCGAGCGTAAAAAACCGATTGGAGTTAATCGCACTAGCTGGGTCAACTTGCTTTTGCAAAGGGCTATTGCTTCAGAGCCCGAACCGCTTGCGCGTGACTAATCAAGACCCCGAGGAGCGTGCTTTCGACTTGCTCCAATGGATTCCATATTCACTCCCCGCTGGATACAACGACGAGCAAGCTCTGTTGGGCCTATACAGCAAATTGCAGAAAGAGCGATCTGATCGCGCACTGGATGCTTGGGATGAAAAACACCCCTACAAATGCAGCGATGAGTTAGCGGCTTTTCGCGAACTTGAAAGGCTTGGGGTCTACACACCCGCTGATCTTTTCTCTCCAAGCAAGGCCAAGGATGGTCACTACACCAAACGACTCAAACAGCTCAGGGATAGTTCCCGAAAGCCTCAGGGATCACAAAGAGCTTCTCAGCAAGCTCGACGAATACGCAAACACCGTCCTCTGTAACGAGGAGGACCCTCTCAAGCGTTCGCAGCTGCTGCGCCTTTATGCCGATGAGGTTGGCTTTCCGCTAAACGAGCGCACTGCTGCTGTTCTTTTGAGCAAGGCTGCAGGCTCAATCGCTGGTGTTGCAGAACCACGGCGGCGTGGTCAAAAGCTCGACACTTCTGTCGTCCCATGGGCATGGGAGGGCGTAATCATGTCTGGCACGTTCAACCTGCTGGTGGCCCCGCCAAAGGTTGGCAAGTCAGCGTTGATGGTTGGGATGATCAGCGCTTGGTTTCACGGCGAGGACTCATATCTAGGTCAGCGCCTTCATGGCGTTTGCCCCAAGGTCTACATCGTTGGAACTGACCAGCCTGAAAGTGATTGGTTCACATTGTTCAAGAGAGAAGGGCTTGTCACCAGCGATGGGGAACTGGCTGGCCCTGTGGAGATGCTTTGGCATACGGGAGCACCCCTGCACCTCACGGACGAAGGTATCTCACACCTCGGGGAAATCGCTAGAGAAAACCCTGGGTCACTCTTTTTGCTCGACAGCTACCACGCGTGCTGTGCCGTTCTCGGCCTAGAGGAAGCCGCTAGCAGCTTTGACGGTCCAGCACGCAAGCTTGCTGAGGCCTTGGCCCCGCATAAGTCCACGCTGGCGATGATCCATCACACGAACAAAAGCGTGAGCGGTGGCAATGCAACGCAAGCCAGCAGGGGCAGCAATGCACTGCCGGCCGCGGCCAGCCTTACAATTTTGATGAACTGGTTCAAGCAGCCAACTGAGGGACAGACGCAGAACGATCACCGCGTTGTCGTAAAGACGCAGGGCCGGGCTAAAGGTACAACGCTGTTAATTGAGCTACAGGACGATGGCTGGATCCATCACGGTGACGGCGAGAGCGTCCTGGCTGCTGAGGCAATGCAAGAGGCCGCTGACGAGCTGCAGGGTCGCCAGGCTGACGTGTTTGATTACATCAAAGACCGCTGGATCATTGGGGAGTTCACTGTGGCTGGCACCGAGCTGTCATCGCACTTCAACCTTGAGCGCAACAAGACCAGCAGGTGCTTGCGCAGTCTTGTTCGCAAAGGGTTGATTGAGGAGGCTGGCACAACCGACCCTGGCCCCACAGGCGGTCGTCCCTCACCTTTGTATCGCCCAGCAAGGGGATCCTCCCTAGACGGCTGGCAAACGTCCCAAACGTGCCAAACCTCGCGCGCGTACATGGAGAGAAGTAGTTTGCCACCTTTGACACCTTTGACACGTAGTGACGGGGGATGCTCTGTTGAGGGGGGTTTGGCACCTACCCCTGGCACTCCTGTCGAGCTGCATCGCAACGGCAGCTGGAACAACGGCTGGGTTGTTTCAGATGCTTCTGATCTGCACGCTGTGCGGGTCGCCAAGCTCGGCAGCCCTAACGTCACCGTGAGCAGCCTGCGTTGGGAGCTAGACGTGAGGCCCTGTGAAATCAGCCCGTACAAGGCTGACCCTGTTGAATCTGACCTTCTTGATTTCTGATGCCTGAAGCAACACGATCTCTGCCCGTGCGCGTTGATGTGCGCATGACCGAGCCTGAACGTGAATACTTGACGCAGGAGGCGCTAAGGCGCGATATCAGCCGCCAAGACCTGATGCGCAAGCTGCTTCTGTCTGAGCTGGACTCTGTCGAGCCTGTGAAGGACTACAGACCTGTTGTTGTCTCTCGCGGGCGTGATGCCATCGACCGCGCTATGACAGCCGTGATGCGGCAGTACAGCTGTGTTCCTGCCAGCAAGCTTGAGGGCATCATCTGCACGGTGATCTGTGCGCTGGCTGCTGATGGTTAACGTTCTGCAAATGGTATGCCATAATTAAAGGGCAGGCGGAGACGCCTTACACCTCCAAGCAACTTATGTCCATGTTTGGCTACCGCTTCCCGCGCACTTACGCCGACCTCAAGGCTGCGCCCTGGTGCTACGACTTCGAGCGCCCTGATTTGCCACCCGAAAGTGGCGACCCATGCTTCATCCACGTCCACACAGAGTGGTTTCCTGACGACTATGGCGAGCGGTACAGCGCCTGCGGGTACACGCTCAAGGACGCTCTGCTTGATCTACGGGAACTTTGGGACAACTACATGCGCCCACCTAGCAAGGCAATGGGTGAGGGCGTGCTTCGGATCGCTCGCGAGATGATGCCTGCGCCGGAGGATTGACGCCCTCTACTTGGTATGCCATACTTATTGCATCAGCCGGAGACGGCACAACACCTCAACACAATGATCACTTTTACCTCTCAGTCCACCTTCCACTCCGTTACCAGCAACGGCATCACTCTCGGCAAGCTTTATGTCACCCGCGAAGCCGCCGAAAAAGCTGCTGCAGCTCTGAACCGTGAATGGCAGGGACAGCGCACCTTCGGGGTCAAGTCCTGGCAGCAGGAAGTCTTCACTGCACACCAAGCCTGATCACACCCACGGCCCTGGAGACAGGGCCTCTCTTTGTCGGGGAGCCTGATGCCTGTTTCGACCAGGTTGAGAGCTATACAACACCCTGAGTGGGCTCAGGGAAAGGCAGGGCGGCTCGGTGTTGCCGATCCATCCCCCGACAACAACATTCCTGCACCTCAGCCGATGAAACTTGCTGACAGCTACATCGACCCTCAAGAGGGCGCTTTGCTTGCTCAAGACGCCATTGGTAAGTGGCTTGACCGCTATCGCCTAGAGCTTGACTCTCAAACAGAGCAGGTCATCTATGAAAGCATCATCGAAGCTTTGAAACGTGGAAACCTATGCCAACTCAAATGACTGACGATCAACTACGAGAGCAACAGCGCCAAAATGAACTCGAAGCTTTCCTTCGACATGAGCGAGCCCTCAGAGACGCTTACACCCGTTTGCAAAATCCGGACGCTTCAGGACGGCTGCGTTCGGATCCAATGTGGTGAGCCGCCTTTAGCGTTTGTTGGCATTGTCAGCTCACATCATTTGATTGAGCCTAAATGCCACCAGTTGCAGCAATACTGGGTAAAAGCTCAGGCAGCTCATGCCATTAAGCCTGACCATTGACCAAGACCTAAGCAAGGCCACGGCATGGACTAAAGCTGTTCAAAAGCAGCTGCCGTTCGCCACCTCAGTCGCTATCAACAACGCGGCGTTCGATGCGCGCAAGGCAATTAACGCAGGGACAAAAAGCGCGTTTCATGTCCCGGTTAAGTTCACTCAGTCAGCCTTCTTGGTGCAGAAGTCTAAGAAGCGTGAGCTGACCGCATTTGTCTACGCGCAGGACAAGAAGGGCAAAGACCGCGCCCGCTACTTACGGTTCGGCATTGCAGGCGGCACACGTCCGCAGAAGGGCATGGATGCTTACTTTGAAAATGCAGTACCCAATGACGGCACCATTCCCGCCGGGGCCTACTTTATGCCAACGTCCCTGGTTAAGACCAACGCATCAGGCAACGTCACCCAAGCCACACTGCGCCGCATCAGCAAGGGCATCAATGGTGACGCACGCGGTGGGTTCTTTATTGGTACGCCACGCGGTGGCAACAGGCCGCCTGGTATATATCGTCGCTCGCGCCAACAGCTACAGCCATACTTCATCGCAACAACTGACCGACCGGATTACACAGGGCGATTCAATATTGAGTCAATAGGCGCCAAGGTCATTCAACGTCGTTTCGGTTTCCATTTCAACGCAGCGCTCAGCAAAGCTGTTAGCACTGCCAAATGATTTTTTGGGTCCTTCCTGTCGCATCGTTTGTGGGTCGTTCGTGCG